CGGAGCGTGCGGGGCCGGTGGACGGCGCGGACGTCGAGCGCGAAGACCGGCTTGTCGGGTTTGTCGACGGAGCGGGAGAACGGCACCGCCGGGGCGATCGGGGCGAGCACTCCTGCGAGGAAGGTGCGGGCGTCGGCGAGCTGGCCCATCGGGGTCAGCCGATCATCGGGCCGCGGGGCGGACGCAGCATTATACGAACCTGCGCTGACAGTGGACGCGGCACGAACACGCCCGGCGCCATCACGTTGCCGTCCGGGTCGGCCTGGCCGGCGATCCGGATATCCCGGGCGTGGTAGACGACGGCCGCGGTCAGCTGCGCCTGTCGCTCCACGTCGGCGGTGAGGAAGTCGACGGCCGGGGCGTACTGCCGGCAGTCGCCGTTCGACGCCGCCAGCAGCACGGTCAGGGTGTCGTCGTCGATCAGGGCGGCGTCGGCCCACAACATCCGGGCGTCGTCCAGCCCGGCCCACGGCTGCCCGTCGTACGGGCGGACCGTGGGCGGGTAGACGACACCCGGATCGGTGGTCACTTCTTCGCGGACCTTCCGGCGGGCTCGTCGGCGACGGTCGCGGAGAACTTGACGATGCCGGTCGGCCGCTTCGCCGCGAAGGCTGCCATGCCCCAGATGGCGACGTTCTGGCCGAGCTTGTTGACGTCCTCGGCGGTCGCGGTGAACGGTCCGTCGGCGTACACGGCGGCGGCGGCGTCGTTGGTGACCAGGGCGGTCGCGGCGGCCAGCGCAGGCCCTTCGATGATCGCCAGCCCGTTGATGTTGATCGACAAGGTGGCGGCCGATGCGGTGCCGTGCGCGTTGACCGTGCCGTAGGCCGGGTTCTCCAGCCCGGTCAGGGCGCCCCAGGCGGCGAACACGTCGGGGGAGACGAATACCTCGTCGGCCGGGCGGCCGGTCGCGGTGCGGACCTTACTCGAAGCCTCGAACAAGGCTGCCCGGATGTCGGCTGCGGGGGCGGTGAGCGGGTCGCAGACGACGGTCCCGCCGGCCGCGGCCGTCAGAGCGTCGGAGTAGACGTCCTCGATGCACCAGGCGTAGGCGAGCGCCATGATCCGGTTGTACTCGGCCAGGTAGCTGGGCGAGGAGCGGCGGAGCAGCTGGTAGGAGATGTCGGAACCGCCGGCGAACGTCTCGATCGGCACCGCGGCCGACTTGCCGAAGGACACCTTCGCCGAGTGGATCTCACTCTTCTCGGTGAGCTGCTTCGCCACCAGGGTCTTGTAGTCGCCGGTGTAGACGGGCCAGTCGAACGACATGCCGCCGGCCGGCAGCCCGCCGGCGCGGAGCGCGGTGACTACCGGGGAGCCCTCGTCGATGGCGCCGACGACCTCGGTCAGCCAGCCGGGCCGGACCAGCCCCGGGTTGTCGGTGGTGATCTGGTCGACCAGGGCCAGCTGCAAGGTTGGGTCGTCGCGGACCGCGGCCGCGTACTCGGCGAAGGAGGAGAACCGGGCCAGGGGGTGGACACCGCGCTCGACACGGCCGCCGAGCCGCTCGGTGACGGCCGCGGTCAGCTCCTCGAGCGTCGGCGCGGCCGGCGGGGTGATCGTGCCCGGGTCGAACCGGCCGAACGTCGGGGACGGGGTGGGCGGGTCGCCCGCGGCCGCGGCCGGGGTGACCGAGCCGGCCGCGGCCGGGGTGCTGATGGTGGGCATGATTCCTCCTGGTGCGGGTACGGAGAACGTGACGAGCTGGGCGGCCGCACGGGACTGGCGGGCGTCGTTGAACTGGGGTACGGAGACGGCGGACACTTCGCGCAGATCGCCGGCGAGGGTGATCGGGTCGGTCGAGGTCGAGTCGCCCCACGTCCGGTCGGCGATCTGGTCGAACACGGCGTCGTCGAGTTCCATGCCGACGGAGAAGCCGTCGCGGAGCAGCTGCGCGGCCTCGTCGGCCAGGTCCGCGGCGCGGGCGTGGTCGCCGAGCTGAAACGTCATGTTCAGCCCGGCGTCGGTCTCCGCGGCCGCGGTGGCGTAGCCGACCGGGCGGTCGGGGTCGTGCTCGATCAGCAGCTTCACCGTCGACAGATCCTCGGGGACGCGGAGCGACCCGGGTGCGAACTGGATGGCGGTGCCGAAGCGGCGGGCGGTGACCCCGAACGGGGCGACGATGCCGGACAGCTGGCCGGCCGGGCCGGTTTTGGTCTGGGTGAAGGCGGTGTCGACGCGGAACGTCAGCAGCCTCATGGGTTGTCTCCTGTCGCGAGGGGTTCGGCGGCGCGGGCCTCGGCGACGGTGATCACACCGGAGGAGATGCCGGTCTGCCAGGTCCGCATCCGGGTCTCCGGGTCGTCGCGGATGTAGGCGTCGACGGCGAAGGCGACGGAGCGGCCGCGGGGGGTGACGTCGTCCAGCGATAGCCGGGAGTCGATGGGCGCCATCCACGGCCGCAAGGCTTCGAGGAGGTCGCGGCGCTGGTCGACGACGTTGCTGTAGGTGATCGACCCGGACGGCTGGCCGGCGTTGACGGCGAACGCGGGAAGCCCGAACATCCGCGACACCTCCAGGGCTGCGTGTTCGCGGGCCTCGACCAGCTGCAACTCCTTCGCCGACCAGCCGTACGTCTGGGTGCCGACCGCGGCGTTCAGGTAGGCGGTGGACCGGGTCCGCCGGGCCGCCTCCCAGGCGTCGAGGAGGCCGGTGATCTCGTCGGGTTCCAGGTCGGCGCCGGAGTTGACCAGCGCGACCTGCGGGAGCGGTGAGTCGGCGTAGCGGCCGGCGGCGGCCATCAGCTGCACGTAGAGGTCGAGCATGGGCCAGCCGTAGAAGCGGAGCCCGCCGACGCCGGACCCGTCGAACTCGATCAGCCGGCGGCCCTTGTCGAGGTCGCCGTCGAGCATGAAGGTGCCGGTGCCGTCGACGTCGGCCGGGTCGTGGACGGGGGTGACCCTGGATGCGGCGACGTAGGCGAACCGGGCCGGCCGCATCCCGGGCTCGATGTAGCGGTCGGTGACCTGCCAGTACGCCTTGTCGTTCCAGATCAGGTCCTGGACGGTCCGCTGCAAGGTGGCGGGCAGGGCGCGGCCCGCCTCGGGTTGGCGGAGCCAGTCGGGCCGCTCCGCCTCCGGGACGACGTTCGACCCGCGCCACTGGATCAGCGCCAGGGTGGAGATGGTGCCGGCGATGACGTGGACGGCCTTGCGGACCGCCGGGATGGACATGGCTTCGGTGCGGCCGATCGCGGCCAGCTTCTGCCGGGCGATCGCCTCGACCAGGGCGTCGGTGGCGAGCGGCCGCGGCGCCGGCTCGGCGGCCGCGGAGAACGACGTACGGCTGGGAGGGGGCGGAGTCAGCAGAGCAGCCAGCCTGTCGACCACGCCTCCAGCCACGGCCCGAAGTCTAACCCTAAGGTTGAGGGTTCAAGTGATCACCGGCCGATCGGATGACGGGTTTCGGCCGGGTGGCGTGGTCGAGGGTCCAGACGGCGACGGTCGCGGCGACGGCGGCGGCGATGGTGGCGGTCGCGCGGCGCCTCGACCAGACCCAGCCGTCGATCAGCGGGCGGGTGGTGAGGGCGGCGATCGCGGCGTCGAGGTCGGCCTGGCCGCGGTGCACGATCCGGCCGGCGGCGACCAGGTCGGCGAACTGGAGACACGCGGCGGCGTACTGGGAGCCGTTCAGCCTCGACAGGTCCAGCCCGTCGATGGTGTCGGCGACGTTGCGGGCGGGCCCGGCGTCGTCGACACCGAACAGCGGCCGCGGACGGGTGCCGCGGAGCTGGTCGACGAGGCGCGGCAGCTCCCCAGGTGTATCCCACACGCCGAGCAGCTCGAGCTGGTAGCGGCCGTCTGGCAGCTTCACCGCGGCCACCGCGGCCGCGTCCCGACCGGGCCCGACGTCGACCCCGACCGCGGCGCCCAGCCGGGGCGGCATCGGGGCCGGGTCGGCCAGTCGCGCCCACTGCTCGGGGTCGATCTCGCGGCGGCCGACCTCGGCCTCGGGCTGCCAGCATCCGTACGCGCGGGCGAACTCGCCGGCGCCCAGCACATGCCGCTCCGCGTCGAGGAAGGAGCGTTCGATGGTGTGCCCCACCGCCGGGTGCCACTCCGCCACGACGGCCGGGTCGGTCGCGTCCAGCTCGTCGGGCACCCCGTACTCGACCAGCGCATAGGTCGGGTCCCCGGCGGCGGCCGCGGCCCGCGCGGCGTCGACCTGCTCGGCCAGGAACGTCGACGACGGGTCGCCGGCGGCGGACACGATCCACAGCTGCGCGCCCGGCCGGGTCGCCATCGTCGGCCGAATCGCCTGGAGCAGCTCGCGGCCGCGGGCGGCGTCAAGGGACCAGGCTTCATCGATGACAACCAAGTCTGAGAACTTGCCGTGCAGCGCGTCGCGGGTCGGGGAGAAGATCGCCGTGCGGGCCTGGTTGTGCCGCCAGCGGACCGCCTCCTTGCCGTTGCTCAGCGACGGCTTGAACTGGCCGCCGAACCGGTCGAGCAAAGGAAGGTAGTCGTCGCGGAACCAGGCGGACGCGTCGGCGCCGGTCTGCGCGGTGTAGTAGCCGGCGGTCGGGGCGGTCAGCGCCCGGTACGTCAGGGCGCCGGCGACCAGGATCGTCTTGCCGGCGCGGCGCGGGACCAGGACGACGACGACGGAGTGGACCAGGCGGCCGCGGCCGTCGACCTCGGCGGCCAGGTCGAGGGTGGCCGCCTGCCACGGCAGCGGGGTTCGGCCCATCCCGGTCAGCAGCCGGCAGATGGCGGGGCCGCGGGTGCCGTACCGGTCAGGTCGGCGGGCGGTCGCGCGGCGCGGGCTGGTCGTCGCCGGCGATCGAGGCGAGGAAGTCGGCGAACGGGTCACCGGTCGCCTCCTGCCTCGGGGTCAGCCCGTACGCGGCGAGGGTGTCGCGCCACTCCCGGGCGCACTGGGCGAGGGTCTGCGCCGCGTACGCCGACGGTTCCGACGTGGCGACGTACTCGGCGACGTCGACGGCCCGGGCGGAGGCCCGAAGCTGCGACAGGGCGGCCGCGTGGGTCGGCTGCCAGTCGTCGCGGAGCTGGAGCGCCCTCGCGACCCGGTCGGCGTGCAGCTCGTGGCGCCGTTTGTGCCAGCCGGGCGGCTCGAACAGGCCGGGCTCGACCGGTTGCGACCTCACCACGGCGGTTCACAGCGAAACCCGGAGGTGATCATGAAAACCGATCCAACATTACTCTTGTAACGCCGAAGTTGATCATGAAACCGGCCCTGGTGGGCTGGGGAGGGAAGCGGACCGAGGTTTTCCTCT